GCCCTGAGAAGCGTTGTTTACGCCTGTGCGCTTCTGCTGAACCTGATCCATGTAGTCCAGCATCGGGAAGGCTTGACCGGCCACCAGAGGGACGGCAAGGGGTGTTACCGCGTTGGGGTTCTTGACACGAACCACTCCACCAGGAGTAACGGTCAACATATCGTCTAGGTTTACCTGCCCGTCCACGACCATCATTCGGCTGTTGTTGGAAAGGTACAGGTTGTCCAGAATCTGACGGGTGATCGTGGTCTTAATCAGTTGCAGGTCAGTTACACGGTCAGCAAGGCTGTGGCCGTAGAACTTGTGAGGCATCGGGATCGGGCAGATAGAGCAGAACGGAACGTAGTCTGCTTCCTCGTTCTCCAAAATCTCATGCCCTGCGTAGACAATGCGGCGCAACTCAGCGATGCCGTCACCGTCAAAGTCCACCTTCATATAAGCCTCGTAGACCTCGACTTCTTGCATGGACGGGTCAAGGCTAGGATCGTCAGGCTGCTCGCCGTTGGAGAAGCGAGCCACGCGCTCTGTCGTGTATTCCAAGTCATTGTAGGTCGGCAGGTCAGCGATCACATCCTTGTTGAAGCCCATAGCCACCAGTTCAGAACGAGTAGCCAGTCGGCGGTGAGCGCAGAACGGGCTCTCGGACAGGAGGCGTGTTTTCTTGCTGACGATGAATTCTTCGGGCGCTAGGTTCTCAATGACCACGCGACCCTTCTTGTCGATCTTCTTGACCTTGACGTTGTAGGCGTATACCGGAACCATAGGCGCAGGTTCCATCTGGTCTGCCATAGCCACGGCTTGTCCTGGTAGGAAAGCAGGAGCAGGAGCCGGAACCTCACCGATTTGGATTTCCTCTTGGCTGACGATCTCGTACTGGCCGTCAGACAGAAGCATGGTTAGTTCGTCTGTAGAAAGGTTCTCGTAGGACTCGGTGTTGACATCTGTCATGTCCTCCCACCAGACCTTGATGATGCCGTTCTTGTAGGTCAGCGCGTCCTTGAACCAGTCATGGAATATCGTAACGCCAGGGTTCTCGTTCATTAGCACCCAGTTACAGTATTCCGTGGCTTGCTTTGCCTTTTCCTCGTCGCCTGGGCCTTTGGGTTCAAAGCGCACAACGTCGTCGGATTGCGTGAAGATGCGGAGCAGTTGAGGGAGAGCGCCATCAATAGCCTCTGCCACCTCGCCTGTGACGATCTGTGAGCGCCCCTCTACCTCGTTCCCATACGGGTCACGGTTGTAGGCTTTGATCGCTTGGCGGCGCTGCTCTGTGGTTTCGGTGTCCAGATAGCCGAGAGCGTTGTCGATCTCGTTATCTAACATTCCTTTTAGTTGAATCTCATCCATGTCATACGATCCATTTGGTTGATACGTTTACGGGCTTGCCCCAGTCGCTAGTAGTGTTGAGACCTACCGCAAGATACCTGAAAGCATCGCTAGCGTGTGAACTCCAATCGTGCAACGGCTTGTCGTAAAAGACGTTCCGCTTCTCGTCATACTCTCGACGGTAGTTCTTTAGCGCGTCGAGTCCTTGTTTCGTCCTTGGGTGAAACCAGCAAAACGGGAGGAATCGTCGAACTGCTTGAATCCCATCATCGACAGATATGCGCGGACAAACTTGAATGTTGAGTCCCAGATCCTGAAGAGCCTCTTTTCTGCTCTTACCTGTTCCCAATTCTCTAACTTCGACATCGTGGGGGAGGATGTGTTCTGCTTGCGCGTATCCGTTTTCTTTGATCCATCTAACATAGTTGTCCAACCCTACTCCGTGGTTCTCGTAGAAGTTCACCAGACGCTTTTCTTGACCAGCAACCTGGCAAACCCAGATCGCCGTAGAATCGCCCACACCCAAGTCCCAAGCGGTGTAAGTCTTACACAGACTATCTTCGGGGAACTCTTGGAAGCGGTTGGCAGGAAGTGTTTGGATGATCCCTGCGTAGTACGCGCCCTCAACGGGGGCATCAAAGGAACATTCAAACTCTTGCTTATACTTGCTCTCACCCATTTCCAGACGGGCCGCGTCGAGTTCCTCTTGGCGTAGTAAGCCAGTCTCGCTTGCTTTGAACTCGAGTAACTTCCACCCTGGCTCGCGATCTGCACGATCTCGGAAATCTTTGAAGTGGTTAGCACCCTTTGGCGTTCCTAAAAATAGCGCCCAAGTAGGTGACTCAGGTGTATGACGGTCAGCCAAAGCGGGTCGGATGATCTCATTCCATACCTTTGGGTTCTGATCTGCAATCTCGTCAATTACGATGCCGTCGAAGTATTGCCCTCGGAGCGTCTCTGCGTTGTCTGATCCGTAGAGTTGGATGCGCCTTCCAAAGAAGTCGACCCGCAACTCCGAGATGTTGACAGTAGGGTTAAGTGGCCGCGTGAAGTCACAGAGCATATCCCACGCAACTCGCTTCGCCTGACCATAGGTGCTGGCAATGTACCCGAATCGCGGGTTTGGTCTGCCGCACTCCAGGGCGCTGTGAATAAGTTGATTGATCGCAGCCACAGTCTTACCCATGCGTCGGTGAGCGACCACCACCACAAACCTGTTCTCTGCCACGGCATTGTGAATCTCACGCTGCTGCGGTCTTGGCTTGTACCCTGTCTCAACTACCTGCTCTGTCATATACCCGTGACCACCTTGATGGTCAGCGGTTGATTAGGATCGCTTGCGTGTTCAGTCCTAGCCAGTTTGGGGATGTGGTACTCAATCGCCTTCAGGTAAATGTCGCAAGCCTTCTCAGGGCTACTAGACGCTACCTGCGCCAACCAGAGATTGAAGTTCTCTGCGTTGTCCTCTGCCATCCGCGCTATCGCCTCTCTGACGACCGCTGTGGCCTTGTTAGGGCTTCCCTTGGGTCTACCTAACCCTGCGTTAGGAGGGAGGCCATTGGCTTTATTTTCTTCTAATTTACTGGTTTCCATGTCCGAATCCTCTCGGTTGTTCGGTGTTGTTTTTTTACAACAGTTTACTTTTTGAACTTAGCCACCAAGTTCTTGAAGAACAATTTTACATCACTTACAAAAGCATTAAGTTTGTCTTTGAGTTTCATTTCTTAACCTTCCTTTGGCTTGTATTTGTCTTTGAGCCTTTGCCCGAGGGCTTTGAGTTCTCTGAGATCTTCTTGGTTTTTCGGGACTTTGGCTCCCCATCTTTTAAACTGCATGGCTGCTGGCGTAGGCGTTCCGTCCTTGTTTTGCAAAGGGTGTCCAGAAGTGAGTGCCTGTGCTGATTTGCGGAAAATGAACTTGGCTCTGTCGTACTGGTCTGACTTGCTTGCGCCTTTCGTCGTCCGAACAGGCGAGCGAACATCTCCACCAGCCCGATTATGTTCGGCCATCTTTTTTGTCGTTGCTCTGTCATAGGCTTCAAACCTTTTCGCTGCGTCTTTGATCTTCATAACATTTCTCGTGTCCAATAACATAGCCTCTGTTAGACCGCAGATAGATCTTGTGTAACTTGATCTCGTCTACGGCTCGGCATATCCCTGGGAACTGACTAGGTGTGTAGTCATCGAACACCACGACCTTCGGGCCTATCAGTTTCGCATACTCGGCTTTTACATCCTCGTAGGTATGCGCTCCGTCTAGGAAGGCAAAGTCGCACTCTTGAGTCTGTAAGGTTGTCTTTGTGTTGCCAGTTACAAACGTAATCATGCTGGTGTCCCACGGAGCCAGCAACTCTGCCCTAGACTTCTGACCTTCGTGGTCGTCTATGCAGTTCCAGTACATCTTGGTGTCATGGGGAAGTATGTCGTGCGTGACGATGGTTCCCGTCTTGCCAGAATCTTGGATCGCCTTTGCCATACATAGCGCCGAGAAGCCTCGCGCCGTTCCCGTTTCAACAATGTGTACAGAGTCTCGATCTTCCAAGAACCGTCGGAGAGTGCTGTATAGAACACGGCCATGCTCATAGCAGAGTTCCGATCCTTTTATAACTACTTGAGTGTGTAAGGCTAGGTTGTGATACCAGTCCTTGTCTATTGCGTAGCCTGTGGATAACTCGTAGTCGTCGATCTCTTTGTAGACCTTTGACTTGGCTTTCTCCCAGAGGGACTTATAAACCTTTGGGGAACCCTTCTTCTCGAAACTCACTTCTTGGCTTGCGCTCCACGCATATTAGCCACTAGGGAGGGGTATTTGGTTCCGGTGGCCTTGGCGAACCGTTTAGCAGCAGCCTTTTGGTTAGAACTGAGCGCCTTTGGCTTGCCTAGACCCTTTGGGCGCGGCTTCTCGTAGACTTCCTTCTTCATTTCTTTTTCACCTTGTTGGGCAGTTTCTTCATGCTGGACTGGCCTTCCTTAACCATCTTCTTGGCTACGGACTGAGGCACACCCAACTGTTTAGCCAGTTTCGGGTTCTTCTCTACGGCGTACATGAGACGCGCCTGCGATTTCGATTTAAAAGGCAATTTGCTTTTCCTTTAGTCTATTAAAGTACCCGCCAGTTTTGAATAGTTCATTAGCCGCTCGATGTATTTCATTATGACATGGCTTACAAACCGTAATTCCGTTCCAAATTTCAAATTTGTACTTTGGAAAAACGCAAACTGGCGCTTTATGGTGTGCCTGTAAAACACCACCATACTCACCGCACTCAACACAAGTGTAATTGTCCCGCTTAAAAACCTCAGATCTCCACCACTTAAATTCAGCCATACTCCTTGGGCTTGCTAATTTAGACCTGTCAGCAATCCATTTTGGATGGTTTTCGCCTTTATGAGATTTTTTAGCGTTTGCTTCTGGAGTGTTGGACTTTTTTTGCATTTCCCTGGTTTGATCTGGGTTTGCATAAAACTTGCCCCTACAGGAATGACTGCAAAAATTGCGCCTCTCAACATCTCTGGTATTTCTTATAACTAACTGGGAACCACAATGCTTACAGAGTTTAGAAACAAGTCTAAACTCCTTCGGCATCATCTTCTCCTTCTTCCATAGATTCCCAGGCATCGCAGACGTTCTTAGCGTCGCACTTGAATTCGTAGATGTCGCAAAAGACCTCGCCTTTGCCCAACCCGCAGCCCTTGAGTTTCATGCCGTACTCGCAGTTGCCGCACTTCTCTTTGCCCTCGCTAGGGCCGTAAGAAGCGGTCAGGATGGCTTTCTGTTTGTTGCCCTTGTTGACGATCTCATCTTGCGTGGCAAGGGGACATTCGCCCATCTCGTCCAGCAGACCGCCTTCCATTTCCTTGCTGTGCTTACCGCCGCCAAGGAGTCCAATCACAATCGTGGGTTTCATTTTCGCTAGTCCTAAAAGGCGACCCCCCAGGCTTTTGGCGAGGGGGGTCTGTGGGCTTGAAGGAGGAGCCGGAGGAGGACGGACTACTCCGACAACGACTCTATCACAGAATTTTCATTTTGTGTGAATTTTCTGTAAGCCCATTGCTCCTTCCGTCCGTTCCCCTCTTTCCGAGCCACCTTCTCTCTGATGACCCTATTGCTAGACAGAAGCGAGGCCAGAGAGCCTGACACGATCCCAGGCTTCATCTCCAGTTTGGTCTGGAGTTCCTTCAGGGTTACAGGGTTCTCAGCGGTGCTGATGTACTCAATGATTCGCTCGGTGTTTTTCACAGCCTTCCTTTCTAAACGGACAATCGCGTCCTTGATTACAGTCTCCAACAAAATCACAGCAACTTGGCGCTTTTCTACAAGTGTAAGCAAACCACAATCCTCCTATGATCCAGAGCGCCGCCGCGCCTCCTCCAAACAGCCAAAGCATTTCCATTGCCTCATCCTTCCTCTCATGATCGGCTTCCCGTTCTCTACATTCCTGAACTGCTGGCAGGAGTTACAGAACTTCTGGCCGGTAATCTTGACTGCGGCTCGTTGTACCTCGCCTTCAATCCCTCTTCGTGTAGTAGTTTCTGCCATCTTTTCTTACAATCCTAACCGTTTCTTTTTCCAGAATTCTGCAAAGACTTCTGGCGTAACTCACCGAGATCAAGAAGTACTCCGCAATCTGTTTTGCCGTTACTGGCTTCTTTCGTTCCAGTATGTACCGTTCTACTGCTGCTAACACTTACCATCCTCTTGTAGCGTTCCATGGATTCCCGCAGGTCTGTCTTTGCTGCGGGGACGTATTTGAACTGTGACCAGTCCGGATCTAGGATTCTGCTCATCTCATTCGTCCTTTTGTAAGGCGTTGGCCCATCGGTAGATCTTGATGATGTGATCTTCCGCTTCTTGGCAAAGTCGGATGATGTTGTCTCGATCTGGAGCATACGCATCAGCCAACTCAATGCCGAGAGATTTAACGACACTAGCGAGCCTAACAACGTGTTCAGCCTCATTCATCACCTATTCCTCTCATGTGTTCTTTTCCTTTAGTTTGGCTTCTATGGCTCTAGCAAACGACACAATTTCATGGTCTTGACTAACGGCAATTTCGTCAATTTCCTCGTCTGTTAATTCAGTCCATTTTTTTTGTCTGGCCTCTAATCCTGCGTCATGCCCGTATTTCCAGCCCATTTCAATTAAGTCAAGTTCTTCGTTTGAATAGTTTTCTTTTCTAGATCCAAAATGTTCTAAAAATTTCCCGTTTTTCCATTGACTAAATGTTTTATAAATCATTGAGTAACTCACATTCTTGGCATTTGCCATTCAGACATTGAGAGCCTGTCTCGCATGGTTTAGGCTCTAACTGCTCTGGTTTGTAAGGCCAACAAACTGGCTCATCGTTATAGTGTTTCT